ACTTTGGAGTTACTACCTACGTTCACAACTTCCAAGCGGAGCGCATTACGAGTCTATTCCTTTCGAGGAGCAGTTCGGTGCTTACTTGGTAGAGAAAATCCAGTCAGAGTTGGAAGTAATGATTTGGCAGTCTGACAGCACTTTGATTTCAGGGAACCTTAGTTTCTTCAATGGTCTTATTGACGTTATCGGAGGTGGTTCTTACATCGATGCAAACACAACTGCATTCGGTTCAGGTACTGCTCTTACTACGGCATTGACTGCTAACAATATGGTTGAGGCTGTTCAGCGAGTTTACGAAGCGGCTGCGGCTGCTATCGTTGACAAGGCTGATGCTAAGATATTCGTTGGATATGATTCCTTCAGAGCGTTGGCGCTTGGTCTTCAGAACGGTCTTGGAATCGTTACTGCTGGGGGTCAACTTCAGAACGCTCAGAGTTCATTTGCTGACCTTACTATGGTTCTTCCGGGTACTAACATCGAAATCATCGCAGTTAATGGTTTGACTGGAACTAACGATGTTTACTGCATGAGAACAAGCAATATGTTCTTGGGCGTTGACTTGGATTCTGACGCAAGTTCAATAAACGCTTGGTTCAGTCCCGATACGCAAAGATACAGAGTAGCCGTTGACTTGACACTTGGTGTTCAGGTTGCATACCCTGACCAAATTTCTGCGGTAATTCTTTAATCTAATCGGGGCGGCTTTCGGGTCGCCCCTTCACTCTAAAAACTAAAAAAATGGCATATACTGGATGCGCACTAACTACGGGTTTCGACCTTGACTGCCGCGATGCCGTAGGCGGAGTGAAGAGCGTTAGATTTGCGAACCTTGACGATTACGAAGCATTAACTCCTGTTGTATCTGCTGGAGCGGTTACATCAATCACGGCAACGCCTACTTTTTATAAGTACGAGCAGTTAAAGGAAACTTCCTCTTTGACCGAAACCATCAATGGCAACTCTCAAAATGGAACGGTCTACTTCACTCCTGAGGTGGTTGTAGTGCTTTCAAAGTTGGACGTTAACAAGCGCAACGAAATCAAGGTGCTTGCTCAACAGCGTTTGGTTGCTATCGTTGAAACTAACGATGGTACTTACTGGGTTGCTGGATGGCAAAATGGTCTTGAGTTGAACGCTGGAACATCTGCAACGGGAACGGCTTTCGCAGACCTTTCGGGTTACTCATTGACCTTTAGCGGAATGGAGGCAGAGCAAATGCTTTCAATCGGTTCAGCAGACGTAACTGCGATTACAAACTAATTCGTATCTTCACTTTTTCATTGTTCTGTTGGAAAATGCCCTGACTTCGGTCGGGGCTTTTCTTTTGGCACAAAAACGAACTTTTGCTATTTAAAGAAAAACACACATGGCATCGACCGTAACACCAGCAACCGCAACGGTTCAAATAGTTGAATCTCTAACGCTCGGAGGAGTTGACAGAGGAGGCACTCACACACGTTCAATTTCAAACGTGGCAGAGGCTGACCGAAGAGTAATGACAATAGACTCGGCTAACGAGATAGACATCATCGAACTCAACTCCAACAACGGACAAGGTAAGTTCATCCGTTCAGCTATCCGTTACATCCGAATAACCAATTTAGACAACACCAACTTCCTAAGGGTAAGATTCAAGAATAGCGGGGCAGAAACGGCAGACGTTAAGGTTGATGCTGGGGCTACCTTCATGCTGTCTACAGGAAGCATGGATGCAGACACGGCTGCGGGAGCGTTCAGCGCATTCGTGGACATTGACGTTATAAGCGCACAAGCGGACACAGCAGATTGCGACATTGAATATGTAGTATTCGCGGTGTGATAAACATCGCACGAAATAGCGCAAACGAGATAGCGTTGACCCTCACAGAAAAGGGAACGGCTACTTACTACCTCTTTAAATTCCAATCGGACAACACGGAAGCGGTGGAGTATTGCGTTGCTACGGATTCGAGCGCATACCCTGAGCGGTTCAACAAGTTCACCATCACCGAAACTTCAACGCCTAATAACTTGAGCGCGGAGGTGGAACTTCCAACTGAGGGGCAATGGCGTTACTTCGTTTACGCGAACTCATCAAGTTCAAATTTAGACCCGACAGGATTGACCGAACTCGAAAGCGGTATTGTGAAAGTAACGGGAACAACAACACCAGTTACCACCTATTCGGGCGGAAACTCAAACTACGTAGTGTATGGCTCTTAAAATACTGAACTTCGGAGCGCATAAAGTGCCAACCTTCAAGGAGGCAAGGGGCAAGGATTGGATTCTATTCGGAGACGAAGGGGAATATAAGAACCGCTATCCTGAGTACCTTCTTAATCTGTATCGCAGAAGTGCGAAGCATCACGCCATCATCAACTCCAAGAAAGACTACGTGGTCGGTCAGGGCTGGGCTGTAGATAAAGAAGGACTCGACACAATGGGGCTTGCGAGATTACAGCAGTTCATCGAAGAGCCTAACCAATACGAGAGTCTGAACGACATCCTTGAGAAGGTAGCACTTGACTACGAGTTATACAACGGCTTCGCTTTAGAAATCGTTTATAATCAACTCAACGACAAGATAGCAGCTATCTACCATGCAGATTTTGCCCGTTATCGTTCAAACGAGGACGGCACGAAATACTACTATTCAGAGGATTGGAAGAAGCACAACCCTGTCGTTGAGGAAATTGATGCCTTCAATTGGAAAGAGCCAAGTGGAAAGCAGCTACTTTACGTCAAAGGCTACTCTCCTGACTGCAAATACTACCCATTGCCGACCTATTTAGGGTCAACGGGTTACATTGAGTTAGACGTAGAAATAGCCAACTTCCACCTCAACAGTTGTAAATCGGGATTTGTTGGCGGGACTATCATATCATTCCACGATGGGACTCCCACGCTTGAGGAGCAAGAAAGCATTGAAAATCAGATAGTTAGCAAGTTCACTGGGACAGACAACGCCAACTCTATCGTTCTGAACTTTGCAGACTCGCGAGACAGAGGCGTTGAAATCCAGCAGCTTAACGGTAACGACTTCGACAAGCGTTTCGACATCTTAAACAAAACCGTTCAAAGGGAAATCTATGCTGGTCATTCGGTAACCGACCCAGCACTATTCGGAATCAAAGAGGACGGAATCTTCACAAGCAGAAACCAGCTTGTTGATTCGTTTGAGTTGTTCCAAAACACCTACGTAAACGGAAGGCAGCAATTCATCGAACGAGTGTTTAACGACCTTGCTTCGATTCAAGGACTTTCTAACCACCTATACATTCAAGACACAGAGCCAATTAGCGTACAATTCTCCGAGTCTACCGTTACATCAGTAATGACAGAAGCGGAAATCCGCGAGAAAGTAGGGCTGCAAGTTGTTCAAACTCAGGAAGATGCTGGTGTTGACAGCAAGACCAAAGATGCACAGGCGGCACTTAAAGGTTCTGTCGGTGGTGTTACGGGAATCATTACGTTACTTCAGCAAGTCAAAGAGGGGCTTATTGCTGAGAACTCCGCTATCGCTGTACTTGTTGAGTTGTACGGATTCACACCTGAGACTGCGAGGGCTACCATTACGGGCGAGGTTATACCTGAGAACGTGGCGGCAGAGATGCGTTCTGTGTTTGAGAAGCAAGACGAGGATGCCATCCTTGTTGAATACTTCAAGAACTGCGGGTCTACGGATTATGAACCAGTCGGAAATGGCAAGGCGTTAAACTTTGAAAGCGAAACCTCCGCAAGGCTTCATGAGGAACTGAACCGAAAGTATTGGTTTGCTGAGATTGACCCGTTGGACACGGCTATTCTGAACATCCTAAAGGAGAATCCAGCTACTCCATTCCTTGCGATTGCCGAGCAGTTGCAACTTTCAATTGAAAGGGTAATGGCTGGACTTCAAAGGCTGAACGAGGCGAACGCTATCAAGATAGCAATAGACGAGGTTCTTGATTCTACTCAAAGAGCGGTTGAGGTAACCAAAGAAGGCGAACGGTTACTTGAGGAAATACCACCAGTCGAGGAGGAGTTCGTAATTCGTTACGTTTATTCTTTGCGACCTGAAGCTAAAGGAACTTCCGATAAAAAAGAAGTCGCTGGAACTGACGGGTTTTTATTAGAAACAAGTCGAAAGTTTTGTCGCGATATGTATGCAGAAGTTCAAACCGGTAAGAGTTGGAAACTTACCGAGATTCAGGACATCGGAGTTTCCAATAACAGAAACGTATGGATGCGAGGCGGTGGCTTTTGGGGCAAATCCTACCATTGCCGCCATTATTGGGAGCAGAAACTTATGAGAATTAAGAAGAATGGCTAACGTACTATTCATATCAGAGACGTTTCTGAAGGACAACACTTTGCTCCACGAGAACATCGACTTCAAGTACTTGCGACCTGTGGTATTGATGTGCCAAGACATTCACATCCAGCACAAAATAGGGACTACTCTTTACAATGAGTTGAAGACGCAGATAACCAACTCAACTTTGACGGCTGCGAACCTTACTCTTTTGGAGGATTACATACAGCCAGCGTTACTTCATTGGGTTCAAAGCGAAGCACCGACTGCCATTAGCTACAAGTTCCTAAACAAAGGGCTACATCAGCAGAGTTCTGAGAACAGTTCAAACGCTTCATTGGATGAAATCAACTTCATTTCAAAGCGTTACAAGGATAAGGCAGAATGGTACACGGAGAGGCTCGTTACTTTCTTGTTAGAAAACGAATCCAATTACCCAGCTTACGCTAACCCTGACGATGGTCTTGATGTAATCCAGCCTGACACGAGAACCTACACGACTGGAATGTTCTTAGGACGTAGACCGAAGTTCATCAGCTTAGAGGACAAATATGAGTACAAACGCAAGCCGTAGAAATCAAGCGAAGCTAAAAGCATATGTACACGCTCAACGAAATATTAACCCTAATCGAAACTCAGGCGAACGCTCACCTTCAGGTGAGGCAGTACGGTCAGGGGGATGTTTGGGAAATCAACCCCAAGGAACTTGATTATTTAGTTCTGTGGGCTATCGAGGAGAGCGTAGTTCTATCAGAAAGGACATTGACCTACAACATCCGATTATTGGCAATGGACAGAGTTCTTCCGGGCGAAGAGAACGAACAAGAAGTAATGTCGGACACCATCCAAGTGCTACTTGATTTCGTGGCATACTTCCGACAATTGCACACGACAGATTTAAGCATTCAAACGAGCGTAACACTTGAACCTTTTACCGAGCGATTCGATGACAAGGTAAGCGGTCACTCTTGCGTGCTTTCAATTACACAACCATACGACTACAATAAGTGTCAAATACCAAACTAAAATGACTGAATCTCAAAAACTAATCGGAACACGAGGCTGCAAACTCCTCACAGGAACGGGAGCATTGACTGGCTTAAAAGGCTACGCATTCATCGCGCAAGAGGACACAGTCCTAACCACCTTCGAAGTGGATGGAGTTGATAGCCTTGCCGCCTTTGGACTTTCGGGCGCAACCTTGAAAGC